AGATGAAGCCAAACGGATACTACTTGCCACGAAGTGAGGAGGAGCGACAAGCTGGGCTTGCGCCTTATCGCAGACAAATTTTGACCGAGCAAAAGAACCTTGCTGCAGTGATGAATGTCGATCTAGACAAATATTGGGAGGATAGCGCATGAGTGAAGATTTTAGAATACCACCTCATGATCTAGTAGCTGAACAGTCGGTTCTTGGGGCAGTATTTATCGCACCTGACACCATCATTTCACTGGCAGATGAATTGACTCCTGATGATTTCTATAAGCCTGCTAACAAGATTGTTTTTAAAACAATGTTGTCATTACTTGAAAAAGGTGAGCCAATCGATGCTACGACTATGGTGTCTGCTCTTACTAATCAGGGAGATATTTCAAAAATCGGGGGCATAAACTACGTTGTCGAGTTGGTAAATTCAACACCAACTTCAAAAAACGTGAAGCACTACGCTAAACTCGTAAAAGAAAAAGCAACGCTCCGAAAAGTAATCGCTGACCTGTCTGATTCGCTCTCTAGCGCTTATCAAGGTGATGTATCGATTGGTGACATCATAGCAAAGACTGAAAAGTCTATGCTTGACATCAGCAATCAAAATACAGGCACAGGATTTCGTAATGTGGCTGATATCCTAGATACACATATGCAGATAGTCGAGACTCGCTCGCAGACAGATGGATTCGTGACTGGTCTCTCTACTGGCTTTATCGGATTAGATAAGATAACAACAGGCCTTCATGAAGGGAATCTTATCATCCTTGCCGCTCGTCCAGCTATGGGTAAGACGGCATTGGCTCTTAATATCGCTAAGCATGTGGCTACGATGGAAAGAAAACCTGCCGTCATCTTCTCACTTGAAATGGGAGCAGAAGAACTGATCGAGCGTATGGTGGCATCAGAGGGCATGGTTCCAGCTTATCATCTAAAGACTGGGAACTTGAGCCCTGATGAATGGAGAAGACTTGTACAAGCACAAAATAATCTCTATGATGCGCCTATTTTCGTAGATGATACGGCTGGTATTCGGATTTCAGATATACGGTCAAAAGCTAGGAAATTGTCTCAAGAAATGGGTGGCCTAGGCACTATCGTCATAGACTACTTACAGTTGATTACTGGGCCCAAGGGGGAGAATCGTCAGCAGATTGTTTCAGAAATTTCAAGGGAATTGAAGATACTAGCTAAGGATTTGAAAGTACCTGTCATAGCCCTATCGCAGTTAAGTCGTACAGTTGAGCAGAGACAGGATAAGCGTCCGATGCTAGCAGATTTGAGAGAGTCAGGCTCGATCGAGCAAGATGCTGATATTGTAGCATTCTTGTATCGTGATGCTTACTACCAGAAGGAACAGGCAGATAGTCAAGAAGCGAACAACGTGACTGAGTTGATCATGGAAAAGAATCGGCATGGCAGTTTAGGGACGGTGAAGTTGTATTTTCACAAAGAGTACACAAAATTTTCAAGTGTGGAGGGGTAGAGGATGGCTGAGACTTATTTTAAAAATGAAGTTGAAAAGTTTCAATATTTTCAATTGCCTAAATGGCTCTTTAAGGAGCCTTATAAAAAGTTATCAAACAACGCTAAAATAATGTACGCCTTGCTTTATAATCGTTTGGACTTGTCTTTGGAGTCCAAGTGGCATGATCGAAATGGTCAAGTATTTATGTATTTTACAACGGCTGAATTTTGCGAAGAGTTGGGTTGTTCGGAGAAAACGGTAACCAAGATTAAAAAGGAACTTGTTACATCAGGTTTGTTGAGGGAAGAACGTCAGGGCTTGACTAAGCCAAATCGACTTTACATCCTTGGTCCAAAAATTATCAAGCGTGAACCTCCAGAACCGAAAAAAATACCGTCCAGAACCGTAGAAAATACCGCTCTGGATACGCAAGAAGTACAAACAATAAAGACTGATATTAGAAAGACTGATATAGATAATAATAAATTGTCGATTTGTAAAGAAGTTATTTCTTATCTCAATTTGAAAGCTAAGAAAAATTTCAAGGTAAATACTGCTAGTCATCAAAAATTTATCAAAGCAAGGTTAAAAGAGGGATATGTCCTTGAAGATTTTAAAAAGGTTGTGGACATCATGGTCGCTAAGTGGAAAGGTACAGACTATGAACAGTATCTTCAACCACAAACACTTTTCGGGAATAAGATGGACAATTATCTGAATCAGCCTATGCCGAAGCGCTCTACAATTTTAACAAGTACGGTTGACGAAAGGCTAGGATTTTAAATGAAACAGTTTAAACAATTTAGAACCAGGACGGTTCTTGATGATATCTGTGAAATCCATAGATGCCATCTTTGGTCTGTTAAGATTCCTATCAAGGGCAAGGTTGAGGAAATCAGTCAATGCCCAGAGTGCGAGAAAGAGAACATTCGACGCTTTGAAAAGCAACTGAATATGGAATCTGAGGTAAAAAGTAAGCTATCAGATACTTACGAGGTCTTTGCTCGCGACAGTATCGTTTCAAGTAAGCTGGCCAGCAAGTCACTACATGATTATGAAATTCAAGTTGACATCGATGAAAATGCTATGAATTTTGTGAAGAGGTTGGAGCGTTGCTATGCGAAAGGTGAGACTGGCAATGCTATCATCACTGGTCCGTCTGGAGTTGGGAAGAGCCATCTGACCTATGGCTTGGCTCGGTTTCTCAATGAGCAATTTAAGGCATATGATGAACCGAAAAGCGTGCTCTTTGTGTCAGTTGTGACTTTGTTTGATAAGATTCGAGAAAGCTTTGAGTTTGACAATGGCTTCTCTGAAGCGAAGATGGTTAAGCTACTGTCCGAGGTTGATTTTCTTTTTCTGGATGACCTAGGAAAAGAGAGTCGCAAGGCTGACACGAAGCGGAACGAGTGGGCGCATCAGATATTGTTCAAGATCCTGGATAATCGGACGAATACGATTATCAACACGAATCTGTCTAGCGAAGAAATTAAAGAGCTTTACTCGGATGATTTTGGGAATGGTGCTCTCTCTAGTCGAATTTTTGAAGGAGCAACTGGCAGATGCTTTGTGTACCCGTCTGGGATGAAGGATAGGAGGTATTGATGGAAGATATACGGATACTAGATGCGTGTTGTGGTTCTAGAATGTTCTGGTTTGATAAACAAGAGCCACACACAACATATATGGATAGACGTGAAGAGGAATTTGAGATTCACAAAAAGAAAATCAATGTTAAGCCAGACATTGTTGCAGATTTTCGAGATATGCCATTTGATGACGAAACATTCAATCTTGTTGTATTTGACCCACCTCATCTTCTCTGGGCTGGTCAGAAATCATTCATGCGTGCACAATATGGTCAACTAGACTTGTTGACTTGGAGGTTAGATTTACAACAAGGTTTTGATGAGTGTTTTAGAGTATTAAAAAAAGGTGGAACACTTATTTTTAAGTGGTCGGATGCTCAAGTAAATGTTAAGGAAATTTTGGAATTAGTTCCACAACAACCACTTTTTGGGCAACAGCGTGGGACAACTCACTGGATGGCTTTTATGAAATTTTGAGGAGGTATTAATCATCAAAAAAATGGTAGTCTGGGCACTCTTTGATAGCGGTAATGGTTCTTACTTCAAGGGTGCTAACTCTCTGAATAGTTCGGGGAGGGTGAATATTAAAGTGTATCCGATTGGTATTGATATCGAAAACAAGAACAATCATTTTATCACCCTAAATCTTGCTGATTACTCACGGTTATTTGGAGATAATACGCTTTTTGATACACTTGACAAATTGCCACACCCAGACCTAATCATAGCAAGTCCACCTTGTGAAAGTTGGAGTGGAGCAAGTGCTATGGACAGAGGTAACGCTTGTTGGAAGCAAGAGCGAGGAGATGGATTGTTTGAACCACAAGTACCTCTTTCAAAATTCACTATCAGATACGCTAGTGATTTTGAAAACTATCAATTTCAACCTGATAAGCAGCTTATGAAACGGATCAACGGAGAATTGTGTGCGTTCAATACAGTTGAGATCATAAAACGATACAAGCCAAAATTTTGGATAATTGAAAATCCTGCTTATGGTAGATTGTGGGAGTATATCGAGATCGTACTAGGTTTTAAGCTGCCGTATAAAAATCATACAAGATATAACAATTATGATTACCCTGTAAGAAAAGCTACACGATTTAGCGGGAATATCAACCTGAATTTGAAAAACGAAAAAATACCAAACGAATTAAATTTAAAAGAGTTTTCACACTCTTACAATGAACGGTCTAATATACCTGAAAAATTGGTGTCAGAAATTTTCGAAAAAATCTACAAGGAGTTTTGCAAAGATGATTGAACTCTATTTCATTTACAACGTGTCGCGAACCACGTTAAAAGCGAGCTAGAATATGCGTCAGACTTGGACGAATGGCGTATAAAGAATTTGCTAGCTCTTGTGTCTTTGAGCCATGAGGTGCAAGAGCTGGATTTTTAGAAAATAAGTTGGAGTTAGTGAAGATGAAGCTTGAAGATTTAAACAAAGCTAGATATATCATTCATTTGATTAAAGAGTACAAATATTTCTTAGAGGTTAAACGCAAGTGCTGGGATGAGCTTAGTATCACAAAGAAAGAGACTAATTATATTCTTAAAACGGCTTATGGATTTTTAAAAAAAGAAATCGAAGCAGATGAGATATTGTCTGGTCTAATCACAGAAACCATCCAGAATCGAATCGAGATGCTAAAGCAAGAACTTGTTGAATTAGGAATAGAAATGAAGGAATTGGAAGATGAATAAACAGGAATTGATTGAACGGATAGAAGGATTAAAAAATCTTTTTGGCAACAAAGCAGAATATATTGAGATAGACGCGGCAATAGAACTTGTTTCTAAACTAGACGAACCGCAGAAAGTCACAATCCCGCAGTTTGTGGCGGATTATATAGAGTTTAAAAAGGCAAACAATTTTCATGTTTATGGGGCGATGAGAGTGATTGAAGAACATTACGATAAGAGAGTCCCTGAGTGGTTTTACGAAGGCAATATCGAAAAATTCTGTCTTGCTTGGATTCTAGGCTATGAGGTCGAGAAAGAGAGGAAATATATTGTAACTCTGAAATCAAGTGGACAAAAATTGTACTATCACACTGAAGACGAGGATTATATTTTCTCTAGCTACGATGGAGTATTCTATTCAGGATATCATACTAAAACCGATCTAGAAGAAAATGACATGAGTTGGGTGTTTGATTGCCCTGGTATGGAAATTCAAGAGGTTGAGTGATGAATAATGAAGTCTTTGAAGAATTAAAAAAACTCATGAGTTATTTTCCCGACTCTTTCATAAATAGACAATTGGAGCTTATCCTCATCCCAAAAACGAACACATACTTTCCCTTAAAAGATTGTTTGACAAAGAAGGATGTCATTTCAAATGTCTTGATGTATTGCACTAGAGATATTACCAAAGCTATGCCTTATCAACAACAGAAAAGAAACATTGACTTCTATGTAGATAATAGAACACGCTTAGAAAAATATTTAGGGTTAAGTATTAATGTAAATGTGGTTTATCATTGTTTAGGGAATGGAATTAATAAAGAACTTACACACAGATTTATTGATAGTGGCTTCAATATGGACATGTTATTGAAAGAGATTGAGGAGGTGGAGTGATGAGTTATGATTTGGAAATCTTAGGAAAAATAGAAAGCGGAGATTATATTTGCATAGATGAACCTGAAAATAGTTCTCCGACCTACAATCTTGGGGAAATGTTTAGGGTTGCTATGAATTGGGATTTCAAACAAGGTACTATCTACAATGTTGCTGATATTTTTGAAAACATTCAACGTGGCATCACAGAACTGGAACAGTATCCTGAAAAGTATGTACAGTATGAACCTGAGAACAAATGGGGGACCGTCAGCAGTGCGTTAGAAGATTTGAGATCATTGAGAGATTGTATTTTAGGACAAGATATCGATACAAAATACTTATATGTGAGGTGGTAACATGAAACGACCAAACAGATACCCGTACACACGAAGTCAATGGGTTGAAGAAACCGCTGATTATTATACATATGCAGACGGTATTTATTTTACAAGTCATGTTTTAAAAAATAGACTCACTAGAGAAATTAAGAGCAAGGAGATGAAATAGTGATTATCAAAAATTACAAATATGATTATTCAAGTGGCAGAATCTGCTACACAATTGATGTAGATGGTTATGAATCAGCCGTGGAACATACAAAGACAGAGCACGGAAGTGTACAAAGAAATGATATTGATGATTTCTTAAGTACGGTTGAGGAATACGACTTTCAAGAAGCTGAGATGATTGAAGCATTCGTTGACTTTCAAAATGATTTGCTCTTATATGGAATTAGTTTTGAATTGAGAAATGAGGTGGAGTGATGGATAAGGTCCAAGGTGTTTGGTGTCCTAGCTGTCACAAATTCCGTAAACTACAGGATCTTAATAAATCAAGTTTCAGTAAAGAATTCGACCTATACGAGTGTAATAATCAACTGCATCCAACGGTTATACTACTAATTGCGAAGAAGGAGGTCACAGATTGAAACGAAAAAGCATATCTAAAGCCACTAGACAAAAAGTTTTAGATAAATACGGCGGTCACTGTGCTTACTGTGGCAAGATTTTGGATTTGAAAACTTTGAGAGTGGATCATTTGCATCCTCATTATCGAGGCGGAGAAGATAGTTTTGAAAACTATATGCCTGCTTGTTATCAATGTAATTTCTACAAATCTACTTTTTTGTTAGAAGAATTTAGAGAGCAGATGTCTACCTTGCACGAAAGAATCGTTAAACCTTTTATTGTAAGGCTTGGACTAGATTATGGAATTATTGAAATCAAGCCTTTTAATGGTAAATTTTATTTTGAGGAGGAGACATGAAACGATTCATAGCTATTTGGATCCTTTTATCTGCTGGATTGAACATCTGGCAGATGGACAGGATTCGAGATTTGGAAGAGAAGAAGCCGATGGTTATCTACAAAGCTGATAACGCAGGCGCTGAAATATTCGGTAAGGTCCTTGAGAAAGGACGATACGGCAAGCTATACACGCTTACCATTCGTGACTATGGGGTATTCGTGGTTACGAAGGATGTGTATGATAATGTGAAAGTTGGAGATGAGGTGAGGTTATGAAAGTTCGAATTAATGGGAAGTATAACTTTTTCTTAACCCAATTTATCCATTTTATTGTATTGGACTGTCTCTGGAAGATACTTGAAATTATTATTTTAGGTGAAGCGAGAGGGGATTTGCCGGATTCCATAATACTTGCTCTGATTTGTGTCTATATTGCATGGATTTTGGATAAGGAGAACAAAAAAGAATGAACACACTACAAAATGTAAAACAATGGTTTATTGACCGTGACCTTGAAAACGGTGGACGACTAGATAAGCAGTCATTAAAACTTAGCGAAGAGTTCGGAGAGTTATGTGCAGGCTATCTCAAAAATAATGAGCAGTTAACCAAGGACAGTATCGGAGACTGTGCAGTCGTGATTGTTGGTCTGGCCTTACTGATTAAAACTGATGTGCATAAGATTTTTGAGGAATCGTGCTTTGTAAAAACCGGAGATGTGATGGAATGTTTCAAATGGCTGAATACTAACATTAGTAATTTTCAATCGTATCAGAATTCAAGATACGAGAAAATGTGTCAATATAGTTTAATGTGTTCGATAGGCTACCTGAAATCAATCAGCTATGCACTCGGTTATAGCTTTGAAGAATGTTTTGAACTAGCCTATCAAGAAATCAAAGACCGTAAAGGTCGCTGGATTGACGGAAGTTTCGTGAAAGAGGAGGATTTACCTGATGCTTGAAATAAATGGCAAAAGCTACGAAGTCCATAAAGTGAAATTCACAAAGAAGGATTTAAAAAACTTAAAAAAAGGAGAAACACTTATTTTTATCTCCGAAGAAGCTAAACAAGCTATAACTGTTAGTTTGGAGGACAAGGAGTGAGATATTTTAAAATCCTGTGTGTTGTTTTACTCGCATCATTCCTCGTGGCATGTCACCAGATTTCGAGTTAATGTGTCAATTGTTTCATTTGGTCGAGCATTTGTCTAGAGGAATTTAACAAAATAGTTCTTTAGGAAGGAGGTAAGGTTTGGCAATAGACATCAAAAAAAGATTGAAGGCTCTGCCTTATATCGATATCAAAGCGAAGTCAAAGCACCAGGAAATCATCAGTTTGAAATCAGGCATTTTAAAAGGACAAGTGTTTGATAATATGCCCAAATCAAAAAGCAATAAGAATCAGTCTGAAGAATTGAATGTATTGATTATTGATAAGTCAGATCAGCTCTATCGAGAAATTCAAGGCTTATACAAGGAGCGCGACGATCTTGTGCAAGCTATTGAATCACTCGATGATCCAGTGGAAAATATTGTGATGCGTCTACTGTATATTGATGGGCTTTCCTGGAAAGAGGTTCAAATCAAGCTAAATTGCAGTCAAGCTACTGTTCAACGTGCAAAACATAAAGCATTGCTGAAATTATCTAAAAAATATGATAATAATGATAGCAAATGATAATTTTAATGTGGTAAATTAGTATCATGAAGAATAGCAGAGAGGAAACCTCTGCTTTTTTTGTGCGCTAAAAAGGAGGTGAGGATATGTGGTAGTTGTTGAACCAATCAGAAATAGAGATGATGTTCAGCTTATGATTGAATGGCTGACGTTGCATAGCGCAGTCAAAGAGTCAGATAGACAACGTAACCTCATGCTCTTCCTTTCTGGTGTTAATTTGGGATTTCGTATTGGTGATATCGTTAAACTGAAAGTAAAGCACGTTAAAGGTTGGCATGTCCAGATCGTCGATGAAAAGACAGATAAGCCAACCAAACGAAAGATGCCAAAGAAATTCAAGAATGCTATGAGGCAGTACATCAAAGATAAGAAAGATGAAGATTTCCTCTTTCCGAGCCGAAACGGAAAGCATCAGCATATAAAATCTAACACAGCTTATAAGATTATCAAAAGAGCTGCTGAAGAAGTTGGTCTGGAAAACATAGCTACTCACTCGATGAGAAAGACCTTTGGTTTATTCATGTACGAGCAAACTAAGGATGTCGCTTTGATAATGGACCTACTGAACCACTCAAGCCAGAGTATTTCACTAAGATATATCGGCAAAAATCAAGATTCACAAGACAGAGCCATGACGAAGTTTCAAGGCTTTTAATTTTTTTATTTTACTATCAATTCATTGTTTTGAGGTTATGATGATTTCATTTTATGTATGCAGGATAAACGCTTGATAAATCTGAGTTAAAACTCATGTAGCGAATTCATTAGAATATGTAAAACAAGGAATTGAGAGAGTGAAAACAAAGGAGTTTACATAGTTATGAAAGGCACTTTTAAAAGACTATCTAATAAAAGAACAACCAACCAAAAACCATTAGGAAAGATTGTAGTTGGAGTCGAAATTGAAAATTGCTCAGAATTAAAAGAGTTAACTCAAGAATGTTGTGAAGCAATCGAACACTTGAACAATTGCATTGACAAGCTAAATAAATTCGAGCTCAAAGCATCGACATCAATAATCAAATGATTGAAGTTTCAACTCGAGAAGAACGCAACCAGTTTTACAATTCCAATGAATGGAGAGCGCTTCGTAAGTTAGTACTTGAACGTGATCACAACGAATGTATTTGGTGCAAAGACGAAGGCAAAGTCACGAGAGAGAACCTAGAGGTTGATCATATCAAGGAACTGGAGTTTTATCCAGAGTTTGCACTTGATATCGATAACCTACGAACACTGTGCAAAGCATGTCATAATAAAAGGCATGATCGTTTTGATAAGAATGACAGAAATTTCCGAAAAGATGAATGGTGGGGTTAGGTGAACGAACCTTAAACACCCCCCCGGTCAAAAAAATCGGAAATTCTCAAAGATGTCGGTAAGCGGTCTGCACTCGACTGTCCAAATTTTTAACCAAAAATTAAAGGGGGTGGGGGGTAATGGAAGAATACTCAGAAAAAAATATAAAAGAATTAGAAAATCAGCTACTTTCTAAAATCGGCTATTTTAGTCCTAGAAAAAAGGATGCGATCCAGTACGAAAAAGTGAATCGTTATCTTTATCTCGTCAGACTGCTCTATGAGCTGAAAGCCAAACTTCATGAAGACGGATTGGTCATCACAGTTCACAATGGGCAACAGAGATTCCAAAAAGCGAATTCTCTCATCAAGGAAATCAACACAACAAGCAATCAGCTTTTAGCTATTGAGCGGTCGTTTGATTTTGAGGTGGAAAACTCGCCTGTTGAGAAACCGACGTCTGGGAGTGATTTGTTATGATTTCTCATCCGCTGGTTGATGACTACATCAAAATGGTCGAGCGCGGAGAAATCGTCGTCAACAAAGAAAGAAAGCTGCTGTTTAAAATCATCAAGGAGAAAATCTATCCTCGTGATGATTTGTATTTTGATAATGACTTAATTGACAAGTTCATTCGTTTTACGGAAAAGAACTTTTTCCCTTTGGCAAAGTACCAGCTTTTCTTGACTCCGTTTATCTTTCTTTTTCGGAAGGAGGACGGGGAGCCACACTTCGACGAGTATCTATACACACTCGCTCGTGGGGGTGGTAAGAATGGTTTCATGTCAGCCAGGTCATCGTTCTTTATCAGTCCTATCTACCCTATCAGAGATTATGATGTAACTATCACCGCTAACTCTGAGAAACAGGGGAAGGTGTCATTTGAGGAAGTTTATGAAACCATTCAAAGGCGTGGTCTTGAGGACCATTTCTATCTAACTAAAATGTCTATCACAGGTCGAGCGAATAACTCGGTCTTTTCTTTTCGGACGAATAATCCGAAAACCATGGACTCGGCTCGTGATGGTTGTCTTGAGTTTGACGAGATTCACCAGTTTGAAGATGACAAGGCTGTGAAGGTTCAAAGGTCCGGTCTTGGTAAGATTGCTCATGCTCGGACTTTCTACAACGGTACGAATGGATATGTGCGTGAGGGATTTTATGACAAGCTGATAGAGAAGTCTATGCAAATCTTGAATGGAGAGGTTGATGATTTCAGGTTATTCCCTTTCATCTGCAAGCTTGACAATGCGGATGAAGTGGACGACATGAAGAATTGGCCAAAGGCAAATCCGATGTTGGATGAAAGCACTCCTTACGCTAAGAGGTTGCTTGCGAGAACTAAGGCTGACTATGATGACCTTGAGCTGGAACCGTCTGGCCGTCAGGAGTTCATGACTAAACGGATGAACCTTACTGAAGCAGACCTTGAGAAAGATGTTACCTCTCGAGAAAAGCTAGTTGCTTGTTTGCGGTCTCCTGGTATCGACTTGAAAGGTCGGTCATGTGTGGCTGGGTTTGACTATGCTAGTATCCGAGACTTTGCAAGCGTTGGTTTGCTCTTTAAAAATGGGGATGAGTTTATCTGGAAGCAACATTCATTTGCTCGTAAAGCGTTTTTGAAAGCTTTTAAGCTGAAAGCTCCCATTCAGGAATGGGCAGACAGAGGCTTGTTTACAATTGTGGACGGTCCTAGTATTGACCCTCGTTTATTGGTCGAAAAATTGAATGAATGGAGTAGAGAATATCAAATCGAGCTAGTCTGTGCCGATGGCTTCAGAATGGACTTATTGAAACCACTTTTAGAGGAGGCTGGATTTGAATATGAGTTCTTGCGGAATCCTGGGGCGATTCAATCGAAGGTTGCGCCGATTATCGAAGATGGATTTGCTAATGAGCGTTTTGTCTTTGAGGGTGATAACTCTATGATTTGGTATACGGATAATACCTACGTCAAAGAGGATAAGGATGGCAATAAGCGTTTCTTGAAGAAAGAGCCTGTCAGAAGAAAGACAGATGGGTTCCACGCTTTGATAGCTGCTCTTTACAAGAGGGAGCTGGTGCAAGAGTCGAATGTCGGTGAATTTCTCGACATGATTGATGGCTGGGAGTTTTAAAAAATAAATTTGGGTGGGTGGTCGGCAGAAACTAAAAGAAAGGAGGAAGTGCATTGGGGTTACTGAATTTATTTAAGCGTGAAGTACCAGAGGTTGGTTTTGATTTCGAGGACCTTGAGCGGATGTTTGGGAATCTGCAACTTAAAAGCTTAGCGATTGATAAGTCAGCTGAGTTTATCGCTCGAATTTTCGCTAAGTCAGCATTTAAGTATCAAGAAAATGGGAAGGCTAAGTCTTCTGATTGGGACTACTTGCTGAATGTGAGACCAAACAAGAACGAATCTGCATCAGACTTTTGGCAAAAGGTCGTCTACAGGTTGATTACTAAGAATGAGGTCCTAATCTTTCTTACAACTGATGACCAGTTGCTCGTTGCTGACTCTTACACTCGGACTAAATATGCTGTTTATGATGATGTGTTTGAGTATGTGACTTGTAGAGGTTTCACCTTTGAGAAGCGTTTCAGGATGAGTGAGGTCATTTTCTTACAGTACAACAATAATCGACTGCAAGATTATATATCTGACTTATTTGCTGATTACGAGAAGTTGCATACTCGTTTGGTAGAGGCCTTGGCTAGGAATAATCAAATCAGAGGAACTCTGAAAACCAAAAACAATGGGAGTTTTAATACGGAGATGCTTACGAAACTTCAATCTTATGCAGAAGTTCTTTTTAAATCGTTTAGCACTAAAACGATTGCTATTGTTCCAGCTCAAGATGGAATGGAATACACTGAGCATACGAATACAACAGGGACTTCAAATATTTCTGTTGATGAGTTGAAGAAATTTCGTCGACAATTTGATGATGAGGTCGCTGATATCTTAGGAATTCCAACAGCCTTAATTCATGGCGACATGGCCAATCTTGAAAATAGCCAAAAAATGTTTAATAGTTATTGCTACCAATCACTCGTTAAGAAAATGAGTGATGGGCTTAATTTCGCTTTAGTGTCAAGATGGAAATACGAGCGCAATAATCTATTTGTAATTATTGGCGAAGGTCAGAGAGATAAGTTTGCACTTGCTGAAAACATTGATAAGCTTATTTCTTCTGGAGCGATGACTCGAAACGAGGTGCGCTCTGAACTTGGCTTAGAATCTGTCCCTGGTGGCGATAAATTCCTCATCACCAAAAACTATCAACTTGGTGAACAATTAGAGAAGGGAGGTGAGAAAGAAGATGAAAGTAATTCCGATTAAGGGTACGATTGTATCAAACAATGACCGATGGCTTTACGATTGGCTTGAGTGGGATGCAACCGCTCCGAAAGATGTCGTCCTTCCTGATAGTGGTGAACCGATTGAGGTTCATATTAATTCGGGTGGTGGAGATGTCTATGCTGGTAGTGAAATCTATACTGCTCTACGCTCGTATCCTGGTGACGTGACCGTGAAGATTGTCGGTATTGCAGCAAGCGCAGCAAGCGTGATTGCAATGGCAGGAGATACGGTTGAAATCAGTCCGACTGCCCAAATCATGATCCACAATGTTTCAACGCAAGTAAATGGAGATCATAATACCCTGCTTCATGAGGCTGGGGTATTAGAAGGGTTTAACAAATCTATTGCTAGCGCCTATGTTCATAAGACTGGTAAGGCTCTTGATGACTTGCTTGGATTGATGAATAAGACTACTTGGTTTGATGCTGAATCAGCTTTGAATCATGGATTTGTAGATAAGATTATGTTTACAAATGAAGTTGCTCCGACTCTGGTAGCGAGTGAAACTCCTATGATCCCAAGTGATTTTATCGAAAAAATGAGGTCAGCAATGACACCAGATATTGATAAAATCGCTGAACTGGTAGCTGAAAAGCTAGAAGCTAAACTGCCAGAAAAACAAAATGAAAATACAGACAAGGCTGTTCCTAAAGGGTTCGGTCTTTTTATGTTTTAAGAAAGGAAAAACAGAATGACAATGAAATTATCTAATCAATTTGAAAAACAACGTCAGGCATTTTTGGATGCCGTTACAAACGGCGCTCCTCAAGAAGAACAAGCGAAGCTATACAATGACATGATTGAGTCCATGACCAATGAAATGATGGCCCAAGCTCGTGATGCTGCCCGTGAAGAAGTTTCTGCCTTGAATCCATACGATGCCAAGCTGACCGCTGAAGCTCGTGAGTTTTTCAATAACATTGAAAAAGCCGCACCTCAAGGGATTGAGAAGCTCATCCCACAAGAAATCATTGACCGTATCTTTGAAGATCTGGTACAATCTCGCCCACTCCTTCAACACATTGGCCTTAAAAATGCTGGTATCCGCTTGAAATTCCTCAAATCAGAGCAAACAGGTCAAGCTGTTTGGGGAAAAATCAATGGAGAAATCCAAGGACAACTCAAACAACAATTCAACGAAGAAGAAGCAATCCAACACAAATTGACTGCTTTCGTTGTAATTCCAAAAGATGCTGAAAAATTCGGACCAGCTTGGTTGGCAAAATTCGTCTCTGTTCAAATCACAGAAGCCTTTGCAGTTGCCCTTGAAGCTGCTTTCTTGAACGGCGACGGAAACAACAAACCTATCGGTCTTTCTCGTACCCTTACAGGGAGTGTTTCTGGAGATCAGACAACTTATGCTGAAAAAACAGCTGAAACAACTAAGTTGACTTTTGCCGATTCAGCTACCGTAGTCAAAGAATTGACAAAGGTTTACAAACATCACTCTGTTAAAGCAGACGGGAAAACTCCAGTTGCAGTCGAAGGCAATCTTGTAATGGTTGTTAATACAGCCGACGCTTGGGATGTGAAGAAACAATACACTTCATTGAACGCTCAAGCTGTTTATATCACAGCAATGCCATTCAACCTTATCTTGGTAGAATCCGTGGCACAGACGGCTGGTAAAGTAACTACATTTGTCAAAGGTCGCTACGATGCCTTTGTCGGTGGCGGTATTTCACTCGGTCGCTACACAGAAACCTATGCTTTGGAAGATTTGAACCTTTACACCGCTAAGCAATTTGCTTACGGTAAGGCTCACGATGAAAAGACTGCTGCAGTCTGGAATCTACAACTTCCCCAAGCCTAATCTAGGAGTTGAGCCATGACTCCAGAAGAACAACTTCATCCACTTCTTAAATCTTTCAAGGAGCGGATGAGGATTTTTCATAGTGGAGAGGATAATAACCTCTCCCAAATGTTGGAAAGTTCTGAGTCAGCCATCCTCAGTCTGGTCGGTAGTAAGGACTCTACCGATCCACAAGTGAGAGAGCTGATCTTAGAACGTGCTCGATATGCCTACAATGACCAAGTTGAGTTCTTTTACGGGAACTTTCAAGGGGATTTGATGGCATTGTCACTAGAAAATTACAAACCGGAGGAAAAACATGATTAAGGTTTTAAAAGGCTTTTACGACCTCAAAGAAGGGGTATTTCGTTCCATTGGTCAAGAATTTGAAGCGTCAAAAGAGCGCTTTGATGAAATCAACGAAGCGCTGCCTGACTTTGTTGAATGGGAAGAAAAAACTACAGAAGTAACAACGCCTGATGTCCCATTATACTAATCGTCCTAGCTATCGTTACAAGAAGCCTGAGTCTCAAAACGGAGACTTGAGGACTCCCCTGACTTTCTATACTTCTAAAGTTAAAGAGGGGGTTGATGGCCGTGATGTGAGTTACAAGAAGGCTTTTTATACGATGGGCCAAGTTTACTCACCTAGCTTCAAAGATATTGAGATTGCGACAGGTAAGGCATTGAAAGCTAAGATGACTTTGAAAATTCGTGATCCTTTGGATGATTACCAACCTGACAATCGCCACTTTGTCGAAGTTGAGGATTTGCGCCTAAAAGGTAAAAAATGGCAAATCATCGATGTACGTCCCGATTATCATAATCGGGACTTTTTGATAGTTATTATCGGAGGTGGTCGTGATGTCTAGTGGAGCTAATCTAAAAGGATTTGATGATGTTTTGAGGAATATCGAGGCTCGTTTAGGTGAGCCAGTGGTTCGTAGAAAGGTCAACAAGACTTTGAAGGAGACGGTTGAGGAGTTTGAGCCTACTTTCAAACGGGCTATGGCGGTGTACGCTGACACTGGGAAGACGGTTGGTGCGGTTGTTCATGGAAATGTGACAGGTACTGCTAGTGGTGTTCCAATGGTTAAATTAGGTTTCAAAAGTCCTCGTTGGACTCTTATTCACTTAAATGAATTTGGATACGCAAAGAATGGACATCCTCGTGGTTTCGGTATTATGCGTCGCTTTTTTGAAGGCAGCAAACCAGTCTTCAAATCTAAAGTCGGCATGAAATTAAAACAGGAGTTTTTGTAATGATTAAGGACAAATTAACTGAACTCTCCAACGCTTTGGAAGAAGATGAGTCTTTATCTGGTATTAGTATCAAGTCATTTGAACGTCCTGAGACCTTGGGAGATGATGAAACAAGTATTGTCATTATCCCTGTCGGTCCTCCGATGCAGACGGCTCATGGGAGCAATACTAGTCTGGCTAAGACTTTTCTCTATCAAATCAATGTAGAGTCTACTGATCGAGTGGAGTGTAAGAAACTCCAAGGAAGAATTGAAAAAATAATGGAAAATCAGGGATTTTATCAGACTGAAGGTGGTCTGGAACAATGGATTCCTGATATCAAGCGCTATGTAGATGCTCGGACCTATAAAGGTCAGAGCTCTCTATACGAAGAATACTAAATTAAAGAAAGAGGTGCTATAAATGGCATTAGTTGGTTTTAAACGTATGACAATTCGTGTGTTGGATGGTAACGCTACTCCAACGCTCGGACAGAACCTTTTCGTAATCGAAGGTAAGACGGGAGAAGGTGCAACTCGTACTGCTAAAATTTCTGGTCTTGCAAGTGATCCAGTTAAAACGTATGGGAGCGATATTGCTTATCACGTATCAAACCGTGGTGTGGGCGATGTTAAGATGGAAATGACTGCGGTTGATATCCCTTCGACAGTACTCGCTAAAATTCTCGGACACCAAGTCAAAGATGAAATCATTGGCATCGGTGCTGATACAGTTGCTCCATTCTGTGCTGTCATGCTTGAGTCTAAGACTGCAAATGGGACTCAGGCACAAGTCGGGTTCTTTAAAGGTCAGTTTTCAATGGACGCTGAAGAGCTTGAAACACTTAAAGATAAGCAAGAAGAACTTCCAGATGATAGCTTGAGCTTTGCTGCTATCGCAAGCGACAATACTGAAACAAATGGTCTTTACTATGTGAAATATATTGGTAAGGATGAAACCAAGCTCAAAAAATTCAAAGGTCAACTTAAAATGGTTGCTGCAGTGTAGGGAGAGGGCGCAAGCTCTCTTTTTATCTTTTTTCTAGAAAGGAAAGTAAATGGCTAAGGTTAAATTTTTAATTAAAAATGAAAAAGGTCAAGATGTTCAAAAAACTAGTAAGGAAATTACTACTAAGGACTATCGTGACTATCTGATCCTCAATGAAGCACTATCATCCGATATGTCAGAGGTAGAGAAATTAGACAAACAGTTGGAATTCATCGCCTCACTCTTTGAAGATTTGGAAGTGGAAGAGCTTTTGAAATTCACGGACATGGCAGATATTTTTGCAGTATTTGCAGACATCTACTCTCATCTGGTAGGTGATGTTGACCCAAAGGAGAAAAAATAAAGCCAAGTGAAGCACTGAAACGGTTTTATGGATTTGTCAAGCAAGCTACTGAGGGTCCGTACGGTATGAGTATCCGAGATGTTATGGATACGAGCTGGGAGGACCTGATGGGCGTTCTTGGTGAAACTGAATCTGCTAAATCCGCTGAAACTGAGGAAGTCATGGATCTTGCTGACTTTCTCCAGCTTATCTGATGCAAAGGCTTTACAAAACACTTCAATAGGCATATAATAAGGGTAAGGAGGTGAGTAGGATGAAGATGGTAGAACAAAATCGCAGGCGGTGTCTATTTTGGACATTGACTTTTGTAATATACATCTGTTTTGGTATTTACTGTGTTTGTACGAACTTTGGGAATACGATTGGGCAGATATTATTGTCGCCATTCATCATCGCTTCTTTGCCTTTATATGGATATGGCCTACTAGGTGTTTTTATATGGGCAATGATGTCTATGGCTTTTAGTGATTATAAGAAATAAAAATAAGAAAAGTCCGCAAGGGCTTTTTTCTTTTACCTGAAAGGCTAGGAAGGAGAACAATATGGCAAGCGGTACGCCGTTAGGTCAGATGTATATCGAGCTAGGGCTGGACGTGTCACAGTTCAACCCTACTCTGAATGGTGCAAAAAACGCTGTAAAGTACTTTCAAAATAATGTCCGTTCTTTGGATAGTACATTGAAAGGAAATGAAAAAAATGCTGGGTTACTTCAAGCAAAATATAAGACTTTAGGACAAGCTATTGATTCACAGCGTAAAGTCTTGGATGAGATGAAGAAAAGCTTTGACAAACTTGATCCTGGGACAGCTAAGTTTGACAAGGCTGCTGCTGATATTCAGCGCGAAAACGCTAAGTTAGCTGCAATGGAAAACCAGCTACGTGGAGTTGAAAAAGCTTTGAAAGATGTTGGTCGCGAAAATAGCTGGGCTGGGAAAATGGACAAGCTAGGAGATACCTTTAAGAGTGGTGGCGAAAAACTCCGTGCAATGGGTGATGCTATGAAGCCTGTATCAACAGCTCTTACTGCTGGTTTTGCCCTGTCAACTAAGAAAGCTATAGACTTTGAAAGTCAAATGAATACGACCAAGTCGCTCCTAGCAGATACTATCCCAACTGCGGATGAACTGAATAGCACCACACAAAAATTGGGTGAGAGTTCGAAAGGTTGGGCGAAACAGTATGGTATCTCAACATCCTCCATCAATGAGGGGATGCAGGAAATTATCAAAAAAGGGTTTGATGCTAATCAGACTATTGCAGCGATGCCTGCTATCTTAGATGCTGCTAAGGCATCGGGCGATGATTTTAACGTGGTAATGAATGCCTCGACTAATATCTTACGTCAGTTTGGGCTAGAGGCTAAGGATACGAACCGTGTTACAGATAGCTTGACTTATGTGGCCAACAAGACATCAGCTGGCTTTTCAGATATGGGGCTAGCTATGGAGTATATAGGTCCTGTGGCTCATTCTTTGGGGATGTCTATCGAGGAAACGTCTGCAGCTATCGGTCTTCTTTCTGATAATGGTATCGCTGGTGAGAAGGCTGGTACAGCTTTACGTGGTGCGCTTTCTAAATTACTCAAGCCTTCTAAATCCAATGCTGCTGCAATGAAAGAGCTTGGTTTTACTGTGGAAGAATTCCAATCTGGCGCTTTAAAACTACCTGACATCATTGATCGCATCAAGGAATCAACAAAAGGGTGGACAGATGCTGAGAAATCGTCTGCTATTGCTCGTGCCTTTGGTGTTGAAGCTCAAACTGGGATGAATGCCCTTATCAACCAAGGAGGAGATGCGCTACGTAAACTTACTAAAGAAACTGAAAATGCTCGTGGGTATACTAAGAAATTGGCGGATGAGTTGTCTAAATCATCTAAAAATGGAGTAGAGCGATTCAAGTCAAGTTTGGAAGTGCTTCAAATCAATATCGGTCAGAAACTCTTGCCTCTACTCACGCCTCTCCTTGAAAAGGCAAATGAGTTTATTGAATGGTTAGATAAGGCACCCGAAAGTACACAGAAGTTAGTACTTGGTTTTGGTGGTTTCTTAGCTTTGGGGTACCCGTTGCTAAATATGTTGGGGAATGCATCAACAGGATTAGGTTATCTCTTTAAAGGAGGTAGTAAGGTTGCGAGTCTGTTTTCTAAGGGGTTAAGTCTTGAAAAAGCAGGTACAGAAGCGGCTGAGCTGGGAACTCAGGTAGCTGAGACTGCTGGAAAAACTGGATTACTCAAGACAGCTTTAGCTGGATTGACGAGTCCTGTCAGTCTTTTAGTCGGAGGCACGGCTCTGCTGGCTTACGGTCTAGCCTATCTAGCTAACGAGAAAGATAAGGCTCGTATCAAAGCGGAGGAATTCGGCTCTACCTTAAATGACGTTCAGCGTGGAGAATTACGAAGCTTTCAAAAGACTGTTGATGAAACCAGTACGGCCGTCGCAAATTTTGGCACCCACGCTGGAGACGTTGAAAAAGTTTCTGGAGCCTTTAAAAAGCTTTACGATGAGATTGTGGCTGGAGCTGAAAAGGCGAATCAGAGAGTGCAGGAATTGGCTACAAAATGGGGTCTTTCTGAAGAAGATGTCGCAAGAGCGAAAGAGAAAAATGCCCAGATGGTAAGCAACACAGAAGCGATGATGAATCAAATCAATGAGATTTATCAGCGTCATAACGGTGATGCGAGCAAGTTTTCTCAAGAGGAGAAAGAAATCATCCTGAATAATCAGAATGAGATGATCAAAGCCAAACTCTCAATGATGGATTTATCGGCTGAACAACAGACGGCAGCTTTACAAGCTTTGAATGGCGATATCAGAAGTCTGAACGAAACGCAACTGAAGCATACTAGAGATGTTTTGAAACAAGCTTTAGATGAAGAAAAACAACTTTATGAAACCTCAAAAAGTGAGTTGAAAGAGTTGCTTAACGGAAAAGCGATTGACAAAGAAACTTATAATAAGAGAATTCAAGAACTTGAATCGAAACATAACCAGACAATGGAAGCTCTGGGAAGTAAGTATTATCAGGTTATGAAAGCTATGGATGAGGAGTGGAAGACTCGAACTCGTTCAAACACTGGAAATAATTACTGGGAAGAAGCTAAGAAGGTTCTGGAAGAATACGGTCTGTCCTATGAAGAAATCGGAAAGAAAGCTGCGGAAGTTTCTCAAAAGGTAGGGAATTCACATAGTATCCTTGCTAACTACACTAGTGAGATGAGCAAGGAAGTGAAAGAGGCTAACGATGCCTGGTCGTTGCTTGTCGGTAACATCAATGAAAATGGTAATTTTGAAGTCAAGTCCAACGTAAAAGAAGTCATCGGAGAAGCTGCTAAATCTGCAGAAGGTTGGGAACAATTGCAGTTTATCGCTAAAACTGCAGATATCAACTCAAATGCTCGTGCTACAATTGCAGAGGCTCTTGTCGAATCCGGTAAGTGGAAAGACATGACTTTGGAAGAAAAACAAGTTATTGTCAAGAACCAAGCTGGGCTACAAGCTATCTTTGATAGTGAAACTCACCTTAAAACATGGAATAGTATGCCAGCGGAAGTCAAAGAACTTCTCATGAAGAATACAGACATCATGAACAAGGCGGAGGAAGCCTCAAAGGCTCTGTCTAATTATGAAGCTCTGAAACCAAAACAGAAGGAGTTGCTGGCCAATGATGAGAGCGTCCGAAAAGCAGTCTCTCGTTCGACTGATACTCTGACAACATGGAATGCTACGACTCCATTTACAAAAAATTTGAAGGCAGATCCTACGAATGTTTTGAACAATGGCCAGTTATCTATCGATAAGATTACAGCTTGGAATTTTGCATCAGCTGAGACGAAATCTTTGGATGCGGTAGATAATACAAGCGCAGCTGTTGGAAGTGCTATTTTGAGTGTTAATTCACCAAAACAAGAAGCTCCTATCAACTTGTTTGCTGCTGACCAAACGGGAGGTGTGCGAAATGAGACGAGCGGGGCTATCAATGCTATTAAGCAATATAATCCAGTGGATATTCTTGCTAAAAACAGCACTTCAGCGACTGTTAGTGAGGTGAAAACGGGAGTGAATGGCATCCAGGACAAAACTGTTACTATCAACGCTCAAGATAATGCTTCTGGTGTTCTTTCAGGGATTAAGAGCTGGATTGATAGTGTTACTGGTAATTTCTTTACGAACATCTTTGCGAGCAAGCATGCTCACGGGACCAACTTTCATCCGGGCGGTCTTGCTATTGTTAATGACCAAAGAAATAGCAACTACAAGGAAATGGTTACTCTTCCAAATGGTCGGAGTTTCATCCCACAAGGTCGCGATGTCTTGCTCCCTCTCCCAAGAGGTTCTAAGGTTTTGCGAGCTGATAAGACCAGACGTTTGATGCGTGAGATGGGTGTCCCTAAATATGCTTCTGGTATCGGGATCCCGAGCGACGCGAAATTTCTCCGTGAAATGGAAGAAGCGCAACGCAATATCACAATCCAGACCACAAGTATTCAGAACGGGCAAGATACAGATAAAGTCGTGTCTGAGATGAGGATTCTGAGGTCAAGTTTAGAAAAAATCCTTACTGCTATCCTTAATAAGGACACGAATAACTATATGGATAGCACTATAGTGACGGATATTATAACCAAGAAGCAGAAAGAGCGAGAAAGAATGACACTAAGAATGAAGGGAGTGCTTGAATGAGTGAAGTGACAATGCGTTTCAATAAAACTGATTTTCGAGATCTTATTGAAATTCATGACATCCAGCGAGATATCGGGAACAATCGCTCTATCTCTATCGACTATGCACCAAGAATCGGAGTCAATATTCAGCAACAAAACATTGATGCAAAATATATCAAGGTAGACTTTTCCATCTGGTCTAAAGACAGAAATACCCTCAAGCATAAGCTTGCGGGTATTTTTAATGTTGACGGCGCTAAAAAACTTATCTTCTCAGATGAGTCTGACAAATACTATCTGGCTATGCCGATTGAAAGCATTTCAATGCAGGAGACGAGCGGGCGACGGTCAACTGGTTCAATGAAATTCATCGTGCCAGATGGAGTGGCCCATAGCTCAGCTTATAAGAATTTCAATAGCGATACAAATGCACAAACCACAGCCGATAAAATGGTTTTTGACCTAGTAAACAACGGAACCGTTGAGGCTTTTCCAATTATCCGAGTTAAGCATACTGCTGAGAATGGATATATTGGAGTTGTCAATAACAATTCAGCCTTTGAAGTTGGAAATCGTGAGGAAGCTGACACTGGCATTGTTAAAAAATCCGAGGTTTTGCTGGATTTTAGAGGTGATAGACTTTCAGATGCGTTCAATCGAGCGGTTAAAAATAGGGCTATCACAAATGATAACGGTGAGACAGTGACTGGGGCATCTGAATTGACTACATTGTGGGACAAGAAGCACATCAGACTACGAGATCAAACTATTCAAGGTCGCTACGGGAACTATGCAACAGGATTATCATGGGATATTCCAGTAGATACAGCAGGTGAAATAGGCTCACTCAATGACTATCTATTCTGTAAGCAAGTTTTTCAAGCAGAGTCAGCAACTCAATATGGCTTTATCAAAATAACTGTATCAGATACAAGCGGTCAATTCTTGTATGGCGTTGAGACATTTAAGCGCTCTAAAGGACAAGAATGCGAATTTAATATCTTTGGTTCAGATGGTAAAGGTAAATATAACTTTCTAAAACTTCTAAATTTCACAGGTACATCCGACAATATCTCAAATCCGTTTAGTAAAGATAGAGGGCAATTTGAGATTAAGCGTAATGATAGCACAGTACAGGTTTATTACAATGGCTCAAATTACAACTTTGTTATCCCTGAAATTAAGGGCAAAAAATCAGCTAAAATTCATGTCACTCTAGGAGCTTATCACGACAAGCCTATGGTATCACACATGTATATAGACGAGTTGATGTTCCGTAAGGATTTTGTACCTATGACGGGTGACATTCCCAATCGTTATCCTATGGGTTCAAATGTTGTAATCAACAGTGAAGATGATACGGTCTATATTGATGGCATCGCTAAAGCTGGGGAGGTTGTTGATGGTTCTCAATGGCTCTCTATCCCTCCAGGTAATTCAAAATTAGAGATGTATTTCTCTAGCTTTATCAAAAAACATCCGACGGTAACGATTGAATTTGAAGAGAGGTGGCTATAATGCTATTAACGATTCATGATGCAAATTTGCAAAAAGTTGCTTTTGTTGATAACAGCAAGCAAAGCACACTTAATTTTTATAACGATACCTGGACTATAAGTTTACCAACAGGATCATCCACTTTTGAATTCACTGTATTTAAAAAGGCTATCAAGTCAGACACTCCAATCAAAAAAGCCTATTCTTATCTTAATGAACGGGCGTGGGTATCGTTTAAATATCATGGCAAGAGCTTTATTTTCAACGTTATGCAGGTTGAAGAAGATGAGCAAACGATAAAATGCTATTGTGAAAACCTCAACCTTGAACTTATCAATGAGATAGCTAACCCTTATAAAGCTACCAAGGCAATGAGTTTTGCTGAGTATTGCGAGGCAATGGACTTGTTAAACTATACTCACTTGTCCATCGGCATCAATGAAATTTCAGATTACAAGCGCACTCTTGAGTGGGAGGGGAAAGAAACCAAACTAGCCCGTCTATTAAGCCTAGCCAAACGCTTTGATGCTGAGATTGAATTTGATACACAGTTAAATGCCGACAGTACAATTAAGAAATTCTCTATCAATGTCTATCATGAAAACGATGAAACACATCAGGGCGTAGGGCGTATCAGAAATGATATACAGTTAAAATATGGCAAAAATATCAATTCTATCACTAGAAAAGTTGATAAGACTGGCATTTTCAATACAATCCGTCCAACAGGCAAAAGACGTGTAAAAAATGGAGCTGGTGAAGAGGTTGAGGAAGTGGTAACTATTCGAGGTCTTGACGATTGGAAAAAGTATAACAAAGACGGCATTTGTGAGTTTTACCAACGCAACGAGTCCCTTTATGCACCTATCTCAATGCAACTCTATCCATCAACATTTTCACACGGTACAGCTGATGATCAATGGACGAGAAAAGATTTTAGCTACGATACTGACAACCCTAAAGAATTACGGCGTTTAGCATACAATGAACTTAAAAAACATTGTTATCCAGCTATCACTTACGAGGTAGATGGCTTTGTCGATGTTGAGATCGGAGATACAGTTAAAATTCATGATGCTGGTTTCAATCCTTTGCTGGTAGTTCAAGCGCGAGTTACTGAACAGAAAATCAGCTTTTCAAATCCAGCAAGCAACAAAACAATCTTTTCAAACTTTCAATCCTTTGAAAATCAGTTATCGGACGGAATACAAGAGGCTCTTGAGCGCTTATTTGAGCAGTCTAAACCTTACATCATCAAGCTATCGACTAGCAATGGTATCATTTTTAAAAATCAAACTGGAGAAAGTGTTATCACTCCTACACTTTACAAGGGCAGTAAGTTGATAGCTGGAGTTTCATGGAGGTGGTCTCTAAATGGGATTGTAACAACAGGCCAGACCTACACAGCGAGGGGGAGAGATGTTTCTGGCGTAATCACATTGACTGTTGCAGCTTACATAGACAATGAAGAAGTCGCAGTTGACGAAATCTCACTAGTAAATGTATCCGATGGTAAGAATGGCCAAAAGGGCGACAAGGGAGACCCAGGTAGGGATGGGATCGCTGGTAAGAATGGAGTGGGTTTAAAATCTACTGTCATTACTTACGCATCGTCTACATCAGGGGCTAGCGCACCTAGTTCTGGATGGACAAACTCTGTCCCAATTATTCCTGCTGGGCAATATCTCTGGACGAAAACAACCTGGAATTATACAGACAACACCTCTGAAACTGGTTACTCAGTGGCTAGGATTGGTAGAGACGGAAATACTGGTAGGGACGGTGTTGCTGGTAAGGATGGCGTTGGTATCCGTGCAACAACCGTAGTTTATGCTAGCTCCACATCGGGGACTGTTCCACCAACTAGCGGATGGGTATCTCAAATCCCTAGCGTTCCAGCCGGACAATATCTTTGGACTAAAACGACATGGAGCTATACAGATAAAACATCAGAGACAGGTTTTTCTGTTTCAAAAATGGGGGAAACTGGTCAAAAAGGTGTTAAAGGTGACCCTGGACCACAGGGAGCAATAGGTCCTAAAGGAGACCGAGGGGAGAAAGGTGAGCGTGGAGAACGAGGCTTACAAGGACTCCAAGGTTTGCAAGGCGCTAAGGGTGACCAAGGTATCCCTGGACCTAAAGGAGCTGACGGCCGTACACAGTACACTCACATTGCCTACGCTGATACTATCTCAGGTAGTGGATTTAGCCAGACTAACGCTGACAAGGCATATATTGGGGTGTACTTTGATTTCAACTCAACTGACAGCGTCAACCCTGCTGACTATCGCTGGACGAGATGGCGTGGACGAGATGGCGCTGATGGGCTACCAGGTAAACCAGGAGCAGATGGAAGAACGCCTTATGTTCACTTTGCTTATTCTGACAATGCGGATGGTTCTGGTTTAACAATGACAGATAACGGGCAGCGTTATTTTGGTCATTATTCAGATTATGAGAAACCTGATAGCGCAGATAAAACGAAGTACAAATGGGCTGATCGTTGGGCAAAGGTCTCTGTCGGTGGCAAAAACTATATCAGAAATGCTTCATTTCTCTCTGGGGAGAATAAGTGGAGTAGAGCCTCGGTAAATGGACTAGCTTATAATTTCACTCATTCTGCAGCTAATAAGGGCAGGTCAGGCTTACATATGTTTAGCGAGAATGATATGGTCATCCCTCGCTGGAAAGGGATTTATCAAAAAATTCCATTGTCTCAACCTGCAGACACTCCGGTTACTGTTTCAGCATTGTTTGCAAAAGATGGAGCGCCTCAAGAGGCGCACATTGGTATCCATTTTATAAAAGATGGGGTCATTGCTAGACAGTCTTGGGTTGACATCCCTGCTTCTAAAATCACTGACAAGTACCAACGTTTTTCACTTTCGGCAAAACACAATATACCTTTTGACTCAATAACAGTCATGCTTTATGTCGGATATGATAAGATTGTCAATTTGTATGTTACGGATGCTCAGGTTGAAATCGGCAATGTAATGACTGATTTTAGATTATCAGACGAAGATGTGCAAGAGACTATCAACTCTAAAGCTGACCAAGTCCTTACTCAGGAGCAACTGAATGCTCTAAATGAGAAAGCTGGAATTATTCAGGCTGAGCTCGAGGCCAAGGCTAGCGCTGACACGCTTGATAACTGGATTAAAGCTTATCAGGATTTTGTTAAATCTAATGAAACGGCTAGAGTTCAAGCTGAGAAAGATTTGATTTCAGCTAGTCAGCGTGTTTCTAACATTGCCAAAGATTTGGGAGAATTGTCTGACCGCTGGAATTTCATTGATACCTATATGAGTTCCTCAAATGAGGGGCTTGTGATTGGTAAGAATGACGGTAGCTCTAGCATGATGTTCAATCCTAACGGTCGTATCTCAATGTTTAGTGCTGGTGTAGAGGTTATGTACATCAGTCAAGGAGTAATCCACATTGAGAATGGTATCTTCTCTAAGACCATTCAAATTGGCCGTTTTAGAGAGGAACAGTACCACCTAAATCCTGATATGAATGTTATCAGGTATGTAGGATAGAAAGGAGCAAAATGCCTAGATTTAGTAATTCAAGTAACAGCTTATATTTGAATGTGTATATTGATGAAATTTCAACTGATATTTCAGCTAATACCTCAACTGTAAACTGGCAATTGACAGTTAGTCGTTACACGTACTATCACACGCTCAATAAACAGGGAGACAGCACATTGTCTCTAACTTTGGACGGCCAAAATGTGCATTCTAGCAATCCAGTTTGGGAAGTTTGGGACGGCGAGGTCACTCTCGCTAGTGGTTCAACCACAATCTCACACAACTCAGACGGCCGGAAAACACTACCTTTCTCATGTACGTTCAATCCTAATAACGGACTGCATGGGACTATCACAGTATCAGGAAATCTCGGTCTGACTGCTATCCCGCGCTCAAGCTCTGTAAGCGTGAGCACTGGGGTGATTGGTAGTGCGGTTACTATCACCATCAATCGTCAAAGCTCCAGCTTTAAGCATACAGTGCGCTATGCCTGGGTTGGTAAGAGCGGAACGATTGCAACTAATGTAGACACATCCACTAGCTGGACGATCCCTCTTGACTTTGCCAATGACATCCCAAACTCAGCAAGCGGAACAGGGACAATCTACGTCGATACCTACTCAGGCTCTACCAAGACAGGCACACAGTCAACCACATTCACGGCAAGCGTGCCAGCAAATGTGAAACCCACATTTACAGGAGTTTCCCTGTCGGACCTAAATGGTGCGGCTCAAAACCTTATCCCGAATTCTGACACGTTCATCCAGGTTATTTCTAACATCAAAGTAGCATTTAATGGCGCAGCTGGTTCTTACGGCTCATCTATTACTGGATACTATGCTGAAATCGTTGGCAAAAACCAGTCCACAAGTTCAAACGGTGGCAGTCTTGGCATTATGAATTATCACGGCACCATCAAAATCAGAGCTAGTGTATCTGACAGTCGTGGTAGATGGTCGGATACTAAAGAGGTGTCTGTAACCTTGCTTGAGTATTTCGCCCCTGCTCTCAGCTTTAGTATAGCTAGAACAGGCTCAACATCTAGCACCCTAACAGCTACAAGAAATGCCAAAGTAGCGCCTTTGACCGTCTCAGGTAGTCAAAAAAATACAATGACCCTGACATTCAAGGTTGCAAGGCTTGGGACTACTAGCTATCAAGTGGATACAGGTCCAGCCACTGGATCCTGGACAAGTATCTCAAACCTAGTCAATTCTCAGGCTAATCTTGCAGGCAATTATCTAGCTAATCAGTCATGGATTGTTACAGGCATGTTAGAGGACAAATTCACACGGTCTGAGTTCATGGTCAACGTGGCCACAGAGAGCGTAGTCTTATCTTATGATAGGTCAGGGGTTGGGGTCAATAAAATCCGTGAACAGGGCGCTTTGGATGTCAAGGGCAACATCTACGCAGACAACAAGCCCATACAGCAATATCAGCTGACTGATAATAATGGATGTGGAAAACTCATCAAACAGGATTTCAACAGCATGAAAGATACTGGTTTTTGGTGGATAGATGGGACTTCTCCCAACAATCCTTTTGGAGCTTGGGGGATGTTAGAAGTATTCAGACCTAACCCTAATTCTAAAGAATGTATTCAACGTTTCACCACATCATTTGGATATATGGCTGTTAGAGAGAATGGCTTTGATAATAACTGGAGGCCATGGCGCTATGTTGCTCAACAGTCAGAGTCGACTAACAATGCTGACTATGTCAGCTCAAAAAAACTAGCCACAAGAAAAATCGAGTTAGGATGGTATGTGAACGGCATTGCTACAAGAAATGGCAACGTGGTTACAATTTCAACAGAAAGAAAAATTACAAATATCAACACAGTTTCAGACTATCGAGAAGTTAAAGAAACAATCCCAGCTGGATTCAGACCAACTCAAGAGGTTGGCTTTGTTTTGCAAGGTATATCAGACTCAACAATAACAGGCACGGCTATCTTGCATCTTGCCTCAGATGGAAAAATCCGTCTGACAAGTAAATCGCCAGGAAATAAATACTGGACAGGCACAATCAGTTACCTAACAAATGACCCTTACCCATAACTTAAAAAATGAAAGGAAAATATATGAAATTAGAATATGGGACAAAGTCCCAAGAATTTGATGCAAGCGGAAAAGAATCCGCTACAAAGGTCACGTTAGTCAATGCAGACGGCGCTATCGTGCCTATCTTGCTACCGGCTGATAAAATCAGTTTGTCCAATACGGAGCTTTTTGAGTTAGCCTTGGAGGCTCTCTATCAAGAAAATTTCCCACAACGTGCTGAAAATGAACGCTTTAGCAAGGTAACTCAAGAGCTGCAAAAGAGCAAAGAGGCAGCGGATAAAACTGAGCAAGCAGTAACAGAAACTAAAGAAAATCTTGACACTGTTGCAGCTATTACAGAGGTACTAATTGCTCTTGCTGTTTCACAAAATGGAGGAATGCCTACCCATGCTTATGGCAAGGTGGCTGCATTTGTCAAGCCACTAGTCAAGAGTACACGCTACACAAATGGAGACATCATTTCAGGAGCTTACCCATTTGAAAACAATGCCAAATGGCCAAAAGGGACGCCGACTATCTTTCAATTTCAAATGAAAACAAACGAGGGATATACTTGGAAAGATCAGTCACTATCTGATATGCTGCAGCAAGGTGTGCTGACCGTGGTCATGCCACGTATTGATTAAGGAGGATATATGCAAATCGAATTTTTCAATTTTTTAAGAAGTGTCGTCCAGACTGAGGACGGACTGGTCTTGTACGCTCTAGCACTGATTGTCTCGATGGAAATCATTGATTTTGTGACAGGGACGATTGCAGCTATTGCCAATCCCGATATCGAGTATAAGAGCAAAATCGGCATCAACGGACTCCTTCGCAAAATTCTAGGGGTCCTCTTGCTAATGATCCTTATCCCAATGTCTGTATTACTACCAGAAAGAACAGGCTTCGCATTCTTGTATTCGATTTATCTCGGATACATCGCATTCACATTTCAATCACTCATTGAAAATTACCGCAAACTAAAAGGAAACGTTACTCTTTTTCAGCCGATTTTAAAAGCATTTCAGCGATTACTTGAAAAAGATGACGACAAAAACAAAGGAGAATAAACATGATTAACTGGAAAGTACGTTTTAACTTAAAAAACAAAACATTTTTATTGCGAGTAGCATTCGCACTAGCTTTGCCAATTCTCGCATATTTTAATCTTAAACTAGAAGATTTGGTTAGCTGGGGAGTCATTTTAGACTTGTTTGGCAAATTCTTTGCGAACCCTTATCTTATGGGGTTGACGATTGTAAATATCCTAAATATCATTCCAGACCCAACAACTGCAGGGATTTCTGATAGCAAACGTGCACTCGAATACTACGAACCAAGCGAAGATTAGGAGAGAACAATGAAGAAAAACGACTTATTCATCGACGTATCTAGCCATAATGGATACGATATTACAGGTATTTTGGAGGATATGGATACACAGAATACTATTATCAAAGTTTCTGAAAGTACAAACTATCTAAACCCTTGCCTATCTGCTCAAGTTGAGCAATCCAATCCTGTTGGGTTCTATCATTACGCTTGGTTTGGCGGAGACGTAGAAGAAGCCGAGCGAGAAGCACGATACTTCTTGGACAACATTCCTAAAAAAGTTAAGTATCTTGTGCTGGACTATGAAGACCACGCAAGCGACGACGTGCAAGCAAATACTAATGCTTGTATTCGCTTTATGGAAATCCTCAAAGAAAATGGCTATGAGCCAATCTATTATAGCTACAAGCCATTCACGCTCAATAATATCTATTATGAGCAGATTCTTGCGAAAT